GCAGCAGATAAGCAAGCTGTTACAAGAGTACATAATTGTGTTCCCTTTACATAATCAGCCTTAATAGCTGCTGTATCTGCAGCTACAAGACATAATTTGGTAATTACAGCCTGCAGTATTTGGTCTCTAGTTGTTAATAGCCCTGTTAAACATCCTGTATCAAAGGTTACTGTAGCTCCAACAGTAGCCTCTAATGCCAGTACATCAGCCTTTAAATCACATATAGCATCATTAAATGCCTGTGTTACTTTATCTACGGTGTATGGAGATGCTCCTAAAAAGGAGGTGACAAAATCGCATGGCGTGAACGCAGCTAATGTAATTCCTGTTCCGTCCAAAGCGTCCTCTAATTTAGCAATTATGGCAGCCTCTACAAGAGAGAGATTATCTCCTGTACATATATTAAGAAAAGCTATATCTGGGCCTGTGTACTTTACACATTTATCAGATATGATTCCTTCTCCACAATTATTATAACAATCTATACAACCACTCATTTTATTAATATTTTATTAGATTTTTGTATATTATCTCTCCACCATAAAGGTTGAAAATTAGTATAGTGATTTAATATTAAAACCTCTTCTTCGGTGTTAGCAATAGCTAAAGGTTTAATATGGTCAAGATGAATATTATTCCAATTCATTTCTAACGTAAATTGAGCTTCTATATATTCTTTAAAAAATTCATAACTACATCCTAGTATATCATTTGCTTTAGATTTCTTTGTATAACCTTTTCTTTGTACAATAGATAAATAAATTAAATTTCTAATTCTTGATTTTAATTTAAAAAGTAAATCTGTATTATTTCTAAATTTTTGATATTCTCTACATCTTTTCCTTTTTCTTTCTTCTGCAGTATTTTTCCAATTAATTTTCTCAATATTTTTTTGTTTTTCTTTTTCTAAACAAGTTAAACAATCTGTAAAACATTCATTAATTTCATCTATTTTATATTCTGAAAGTTCTTGTTTTACATTACAAGATTTACAAGTTTTTAAATGTTTTTGCATAAAATAAAATTTTACGCAATATACAAAATTTTGTGATTAATTCCAAGAAAAAAAGGATATAATTTATATCTTTTCGTGATGATAAACTATATCCTTTATTTATTATATCGTAAATGATACGATTATGTCATGAAGTATTAATTCATAACCTGGTTCATTATCCAATTGAAGTGTTATATAACACCAAGGATTTCTTATACGTTGACGAGTACCATTATTACGTGGTAACGTTGCTTCCCAATCTCTAAACTTACGTCTAAGATTTGAACTTCTACCTGATATTAAAGGTACAACACCTGAATCTTGATACTCATTAAATAATCTAACTGATGATAAAGTTGTATTTGGTTGGTCAACTCCATCTAAATATAATTCAGATTTGTATTGAATATTGTCAAATACAGTATCTTTATCAGGTTCAGGATTACATAAGATTGTAACATAACTTGGAAATACTTCTCCATAAAATTCATTATAATTACCTTCATATTGTTGATATATCATTGTATTGGTGGGGTCAGTTGTAATAAAATTATCACCTTTACTGATATATCTTGATGGTAAATAATCATAAAAACTTACAAATGAATTAGATGCTTCATTATATGAAACTGTAAATGATTTATCACCTTGATGAAATGTTATAAACATATCATTATTGATATAGTCAAATGAAGCCACTACACCCTGTTTTAAGACAGGATTATTAATTCTAAGTATCGAAGTATCATTTTTCTGAAACTTTGTATGTAAACCTTTTATATCAGATAATCCTTCAACATTCTTAGATATAATATTTAAAGACTTATTTAATGTATCATAATAATATATACAAGCTAATGAATTAACAATTCCCCATTTATTAATAGTTCCTGAATCATTAGTTATATATTTATAATCATTAAGAACAGTACCCTTACCAAGTTCAATAGAAACTCCATCATCACCCTGTACTTGAATACGAGGGTTAATAGATAATAGTGCAATACCAGAATCTTGAAAAGTATATAATTCATCTCTAAATTGATGTATAGAATTAATAGCTCCAAACTTACCATCTAAAGTAATAGTTTCATTTGGTTGTAAATCAGTCCAACTATCTATTAACTCTCCAGGAAATTTAAATCTTGTAGCTACTACATTAGTATCATAATAATTAACTTTCTTAAAATTAAAATTTAAATCACGTCTTGTGATTAAATTAGCTTGTTGAGAATAAACTCTATTATATTTATGATAATCTGTATTACTAACTTGAAATTTAGCTTCCCAGTCTAATAAAGATAGGTCATTTCTATTTTTTAAATCAACAGTTGTTTCGGTAGTAAATTCTACAATCTCTACAATTTGTTGAGCACATTGTGAATCATTTTCAACATCAAGTTTAGTTATTCTTTCAAATCTAAAATTATCTATAAAAGTATCTCCAGGAGATTTAATGTCAATAATATTAGTAGTAATATCTTTATAGTCACCTATTTCAATATAATTACTACGTTTTTTATCTTCATAACTATTACCTCCATAAATGTTACCTAAATAAATTTCAGTTTCAGATTTAATAAGCTCACCAATTATACCATAGTTGTCACCAGTTATTCCTGTATTATCAAATAGTTGTTCAAGACTTGGTCTATTCCAGTGTTCTGTAGTAGAATTATCATCACCTGTAACTAAAGTAATAGCACGTTGACCAAAACTATTCATTGTAACAATTCTTCTACCACAAAATCCATCATCTTCATACATTGTTTCACCATCAGTAAGAACACTTTGTAATGAATTTGTATAACGATATTTTGAATCATTATTATATGATGAATAATCTGAACCTCTTTCAGCTATTTCAGGAGTACCATATATATTTTCAATTACAGGTGTAATTGGGTCTACAATATATCCTGGATTACTTACAACAGTTGCAGCTATTAAATCAACATTATTAGTATTACTATCTGTAATTTCAGATAATGTTTGTGCAAAAGGTAACACTGTTTGGTCTTCGGTATATTCAACATTAACATCTACTTTAAAATTAAAATCAGCATCAGGTTCGATAGCTAAATAATAATTTAAAGTATAAGTATTATCTACTTGTGATGTAGTTACTAAATGAGTATAAGTATGTGTAATAACTTGTGTACCATTAACATTTATTAAAGTATCATAATCACCACCTAGTTGACTATCTTTAAGAAATGCATTATAATTAACACCTGTATAACCACCATCTGGAGTTATTGTATATGTTATTGTTGTAGTATAACTTAAATCAAAAGTAGCATCATTATTATCAGGATTTAAAACAATCGTTGTAGATTTATTAACATCTGTAAAAGAAATGTTTGGAAAAGTTGGTCCAAAAGGTACAGTAAAAGTTATAATCTGTTGATTAGGATTACCTGAAACAGCATCTAAATTATTACCATAAACTCTATAGAATTGATTTTTTTGCATAGCATTAGCTTCAGCACCACCTGGATGTGAAATAATACCCATATCAAATATATCTGCAATATTTCCTGCAGATGCAGTTCCTGGTGCAAAATATGGTGAAATACCATTTTTAACTTTACCTTCAGTTTGATTAAATCCTCCTGTAAAATTAACTTCTTTAGTCCAAGAAGCATTATAAGTATTAGTTAATGCCCCTTTAATTTTAAGACGTAAAGAATTAGTTAATCCAAATTGTTCACCAAATAATACTTCTGGTGAATATAATTGTAACATTGGATTAAATTGGTAAAATGAACCTGAAGCTGAACTACCACCATTTGAAATAACTTCAGTAAGTGGTGACTTATTCATATCCAATCTTTGTAAATGTAAAGCATTTAGAATAGGTAGAGTATTAGTTTGAAATACATTTCCTGAACTACTAACATTTCTCATAAAGAAATCTGGTAATTTTGGTAATGTAGTAGCTACAGCTTTCTTATAATCATATAAGTCACTTTTAGTACCTGTTTTATCATTAACCATCATGGGAGCTAATATACCATTGGCAACAATAGTTTTGTCGTTAAAAGTCCTCTCTGCAATTAATATACGATATCCTGTAGGAATGTTATAATCATTATCAAATACATTAGTATTTAACCATATATAAAAATCAGGAGTTAATTCTACTCTAAGTGTGTTATATAATCCTTTAAGATTACCTGATGGTGCTTTAAAATCAGCAATCCATTTAGGTAATGATATATTACCATATCTATTATAAAATTGAATACCCAAACGATAAAGTTCATCATCTTTAAAGAATTTAGAATTTTCATCTTTATTAATATCCTGAGTTAATTCATATTTAATATATTTACCTTCACCACCTTGAGTTGTACCGTTTAATTGATATCTATAAGTATCATAATCTAAATTAACAGAATCAAATTTATCTAAACCTGGGTCTTCAAAATTAGTTCCATCTAATATAAAAGGTGTACCACTAACTGTTGTAGGAGTAGCTAAAAATAAATTATCATATACTACGGCTAAGTTTGAACTATTAAAACTATAAGCTTTTAAATCTAAATCAACTTCAAAATTAATCTCTCGATAATTAGCTAAAAATAAACGATTATCTTTAGAATTAATATGTCTTGGAATTATAATATCACTACCTAAAAAAGTAAATTCTTCTAAAGATAAAGTTTCAATTATATTACCATCATCATATATTTCTAATGAACCACTTTCAGGTATCTCTCTTTCATCAATTAATGATATAGTAGGTATTTGATTAAAACTGGTATATTTAATTGCATATACTTTTATATGAGTATAATTTAAATCTAATCCATCTATTTTTACTACAGGAATACTACTTACTACTTCATTAACACCACCACCACCTAAATTATCTTTATCTAAAGCAATAAGTTCACTAAAAGGACTTAATTTAGTTTGTGATGAATTAATTCTATATAAGTTATAAGCATATTGAATCATACCAGCAGTATGAATACCTCCTTGTACAATATTAATAATTTCAGGTTGTGTAAGTCCAAAAGCACCTACCATTAAAATTGAATTAAGTGTTAAATCAATTAATTCTTCTAAATCCTGATTTACAATAGAATGATTGATATTAATAAAACGTAATTGATTTTCACCATCTACCCAATATATTTTATCAATCTTTTCATTTTCAAAATTATTAATTATCTGAACTGGAAATGATGTACTAAGATTTAAATTACGCATGTAAAGTAAGGTAATATCAAAAGTAGTATCATCCACTTTCCATATACAATCAAATCCTGCGTTATCTGTAGTTATTAATATAATATTATTTCTTACATTAGAATGTCCTATAATAATCTGGTCACCAGAAGCTAAATAAAATCCTCCATTTAAATATTGTTCATCTATTTCATGAGTGGTATAAGATAATGATTTACCATCATAATCAATAGTTTTATTAACTCCATTAATGACAGGAATAGGTATAGTAAGTATATACTCATTACCTTTTTCATTAGTTACAGAAGCTGTACTTGATGAAGTTGTAGCAACAATACGGATATTGCGACCCTCATAATAATACTCATTGGGTAATTTAGACTTACTTAAATCTTGATTCATTCCTTTGTAGGAGTGCTTTATTTGTTTGTTCATAAGTTTAATATTGTCTTATATATTCTTTTTCTCCAAAGTTTTTATAAAAGTTTTTCTGTGGATTTACATCAACTATCATACGATTCAAACTGTTCATCATTGTTTCTAAATGGTCTAAATTAGCAACTATCATCGATGTACCTGCTTGACCTGTATAAAAATGACGTTTTTGTTCAATGTATTGAAATACTTTATCTTGAACTTTTCCCATCATCCAAAGAGGTTCTATATATTTATGAATAATATAATATTCTAAACCTTGTTTAAATGATTCATTATCTGGAATTAATGGATAACCAAATTCATCAGTTTCTACAGCTTTATATGAAATAACAATAGCACCTTCTTTAAAAGATGTTGTTACTACACAATTCTGTAAAGTATAAGTTCCTTCAGTAGTACCATTTTCTTCATTGTGATAAACATCACTTGCATATCGAAGTGCAATATCGTTAATTTTTACACCTCTTACTGTAATAGCATCTTTTGGAACTTCAACTTTATAATTTTTAAATTCAATTGGTTCAGTTACTTTATCAGTATATGATAAAGGTGCACCTAATAATTTAATATATTCTAATGCATATTCTGCACATTGGTCATAGGTCATATTTTGACATAAAGGATTTCTTAATACTTTATACATTATACTACCTAATGAACTGTTCTTACCGTTAATCATTATTTTTAGGTGTAAAAAGGTTATATGCTTGAAAATTATCTTGATTAGGGTCAAGAATACGTTTTGCTAATTGACGTTGAAATGACCTACATGCTTTAAATCGATATTTCTTTTTATTTTTAAAAGTATTACCAGTTTTTAAAGCTTTAATTCTAAAAATATATTTAGAAGTATGATTATTTAAATAACGAAGAATGATTTTCTTTTCAGCAGCTTCTTCATCGTCTTGCCATAATTGTTTAGTAGATTTCCAATCAATTGGGTTTGGATTAAGTAATTTACCATTTTCAATCTTAATAATTTTTTTATATTTTCTAATACAAAAGGTTAATTGAATTCTAGCTGGTGTATATTCTAATCCACTATTAATAATGTTATGAACAATAGTTTTATTAAACTCAGATACAACTTTATTAAATTTTTGTGAACTAACTGGATTTTTATAATTTTCTTTATAGTATTTATAATAATCAGCCATTCCATAATCTTTAGAAATTTTACCTTTAGTTCTTTTACTATTTATCATTTGCATTATTATTTTCATCTTCAGGAATTTGTAACTTCCTTACTATTGTTTTAATTATTTCTTCAGTTATACTATCAACATGATGTGCTTGTAAAGGATAATCTGTTGTTAAATCATCATAACATTGTTTGACAATTTCACATCCACAACATGTTTTATAATCTCTAAGTAATAAAGGGTCTTCAAATATTGCTGTAACTGAAATGCAATCAATTAATTTAACAGCATTTGATTCACTAACTAAATAAATGTAATTATCATTATCTAAAAAAGCATAAATACTATTTCCAAATGGAGAATATTTACTCCATATAGCTTGTTCTTTATTAACAAAATTAAATGGTATAGATATTCTATTAGTTGGTCTAATATTAATAATTGCTGTTTTAAGATGTAATTCTAATGGTTGTGGAAGTTTTTGTTTACTACGCATAATAGTACCACAATCATATTCAATACCACATTCATTTGCAGATACTTCTTCAAGTTCTAAACATAATGATTGTGTTACTGATAAATCTATTGTTTTTTGTAAATTATTTAAATCATTTCTAAGATACTTACTTCTTTTGAGATTAAATAAATACATTATATACCTATCTGATAAATTACTATCATCTGTATATTGTGATACGCCTTCACGTACACTGTAAATTAATTGAGCGTTTGTTGCCATATATTTTATAATAAAAAAAGGGTCTCAAATTTCTTTGAAACCCTTTGAGTTTTGTTTTTAATTTTTTTATAATCCCATCATACAATTAATTGCAACTTTTCCTTGAAGTATTATTCCACAACCTATTGCAGGTTTTGCATTTTCTTTACCATAAGTCATAGCATATGTTTTATGGTCAATACCACAACCTACTTGCATTCCAAATAATTTAAACTTAGAACCAACAATCCATTCTGTATAACATTGTGTATGTAAGTGACCTTGTACAATTGATTGTAAATCTCTACGAACACGTTGTCTTGCTGTACCACCTTCGCCATGAATATATAAAACATCATCAATTTCTATTGATTCAGTAAAATTCCATCCTGGTGTTCCCAATACTTCAGCATAATCTTTAATCCACAATTTAGATAATCCTGATGAATATGCTTTTCTCATAATAATTCTATCATGATTTCCAATAATTATTGTAGCTTTAGGAAAAGCTTTATACCAATTTTTTACTTGTGAAATAGCCATTTTAAGCTCTTCCCCTGCACTATGTCCATCAGGGTCTGTCTCATGGTAACTAGATGCATGATTATCAATTATATCCCCTATAAATACTACTTCATCACAATTATAAGTTTTATACTGTTCTATACAATATTCTAAATAACCTTCTAATGAAAATGGTAAATGTAAATCACCAATAACCAAAACATTTTTACCTTGTTTGTTTTCTTTAATTACAGTAAATAATTTATTAGTATTTTCTTTATTTATAAAAGCATTTCTAAATATATCTTTGTTTTTAATAATATCTTTTTTGAAATTTTTATTTTCATTTAAAGAATTAAATTTATTTTTAACTTCCTTTAAACATTGTCTACATAAATCAATATTTTCAATATTTAATCTATTTGCTAATGTATAAGGACTTTTCTTTAAATAACCTTTATGGGTTTCTAACCATTTTTTTATTTCTTCTTTAATCATATACTTGTTTTAGTATTAATATAATACAAAGATAATACATTTATTTGACAATTCCTAATTTTTAGGTGATTATTTTATATATTTTTTTAATTAAATTTAAAAATATATCCTGCACCATATCTTTGTTCAATAGAAGTACTCATTGATATTGTGTACATATTACCATTAGGTGATTGTAAATATAAACTTCCTTCAAAATTAGGTTTTGTAAATTTGTGGTCAGTTAATAGTTTACCACCTGCATAATAATTTACTTTAGGTTTAGTTGATATATCTACTGGAATAGTTACTTCTTTAGCTTTTTTAGTAATTGTTGGTTTCCAACTATTAATTTTACCAAATGCGGTAACATGTAAATTTATAATATAGTCATTATCCTCAAATGTATCATCGAAAGTTCTTAATTGAATAGCATCTTGATATAAAGATAATGTTTTGCTAGTATTATTTTGAGCTTCAATAAATTCTTGTAACCAATCTTTTGGTACAAATTCATTAACAGGTTCTTGTTTATCTTTATAAACAATACTATCTTTATATTGAATTTCTTTTATTACTTCTTTAGGAGTTTGTGGTAAAAAAACTGTTTTAGTTTCAGGTGTTTTGTAAACAATATTTGTTTTAGTTATAATCTCATTACCTGATTGCCAATATATAATTCCTGAAAGTATTAAAATTATTCCAATTAAAACTAAATTTGTTTTTGTTATAATCATATTATATTTTATTTAATTGGAAATGCATTCCATCGCGCCTAGTCCAAGTTCCACCCCAATCAAACCCTGCATCTGTAAAACATTTTACAAATCCTGCAGATAATACTGGAGTTTTACCTAATCCATTCCATGCAGCATTTACATCAATTGCAATTCCCCATGCATGTAATGACATTGAAGATAGTCCTCTTTTCTGTCTAATATTAAAACAACCATCCCAAGTTTTCAATTCTTTAACAAAACCTGTATCAATTAAATTTCTAAATGCATCCGCTAAAGGATTTACTAAAGCTCTATTGCAATATATTCTTTTAGGAATAACTCCTATTTCAAGTTCTGTAGGAACATCCCACATTGCCATATATTTACCTTCATCAGCAGTTGTTAAAGGGTCACCCCATTTATCAAAACATTGTTTACTTGTTATCATTTTTTAATGTATTTGAAACAGCATCTAAATTAGTTTGTGCTTCTACTAAATTTTTTTCAATAATTTGTAGTTGTGCTTCTTCTTTATCTATGTAACTTGTACATATAATAAGAACACTCACCATTAAAAATTTAAATATTATTTTCATTTATTATTTTGTTTATTAATTTGACTATTCATCCTACGGCTTTCTTTTAGAATTCTTTCTGATTTAACAGTTAATTCTTGAATTCTTTTTTCGGTTATAGCATCATGGTCTTTTTTACAATCTTCTAATAACAAATCATATTTTTTTTGCCAATCAATATTAACTTTGTTTACAGCAATAGTAACAGCATTATTATAATCAATATTTGTTTTTAGCATATCCCCTCTAAATATATTTAAATCAGTTTCAGCTTTAATAGCTCTAATTTCAGAAGCATCTGCTTTATTTGTAAAATGAACCCATGTAAAAATATTAAATGCAATCATTATAAATAATGCAAATAAAAGTAATGCAAAAGATTTATCTTTAGAATGTAAAATAGTATCATACCAAGCTTTAGGGTCTTGTTCTACTATCATATAGTTAGTTGTTTTTTTTATTTATAAATCGTATTTGAATAGTTTTATTACAATATAAATTATTCCAATTGTTCTAATACATCCAATTATTGAACCTATAAAAGTAGCAGCAAAATCTTTAAAATCAAATTTACCACCTGTTGCTTTATCAAGTTCTTCTTTTCCTAATCCTGTTACTAATCCATTTAAAATTACTGCTGCAATTCCAGCTTCCCACAATCTTAAATTAGACGGTATTAACATTACTAAGATTAAGAATATAGGGAACATTAAGTCCCCATATCCTATATGTAATTGTTTATCAATTGGTATTTTATAAAGTAATTCTCTAAATTTTATTAATATTTTTTTCATTATTTATTTTTAAGGTATATGTATGCAATTCCATTTATCTGCTCCTGCTGGGAAATCATTTCCTTTTGCAATACAGTTTATTAAAGTTGTTCTAATCCATGCACTACTTGCAGATGAATTTGTTGTATTATTCTGCATCAAACAACCGCTTGCTAAAATGTTTGTACTATTACCAGTATCAGCAGTAGCTCCTTGAGCTGATACACCTGCACCACTGTTTCTTAATACTGCATTATAAATTGATATATGTCCTCCTGAAGCAGCTACGACACCACCACCATTATATTCGTAAAGACCTCCATGAATTGAACTTTCACAATAACTATGTAATGAATCACCATCATCTTCATTATCATGTGCCCAACAATCTTCAAATGTAACATTACTTCTAATAGTACCTGTTCCATTGAAACCATCTCCACCTATTCCTAAATTATAATTTACACCTCCCGCCCTACATTTAATAAATCTTCCTCCAAGAGAGTTTCCGTACTGCCATCCAAATGAATTAGCAGAAAACAATACAGAACAATTTTCAATTATAAATTTAGTACTAGAAAGTCTAACTGAACGATATAAGAAATTTATATTATTCATTGTAACATTAGGTTGGTCTGCAATAAGAATTTGTATTTCATTTCCTGAATCTGGAACAACAATAGGATTATCTATTAAATTAGTTCCTGTGATAATCGTAAAATATAAAGTTCCTGCATTCCAAAAGAAATGAGTTTCACTATTAGAACTAGCTTCTAAAGCGGCTGTTGAAGCTAACCATGTTGATTTACTTGAAGATAATCTATGTGTTAAACCTCTATGTAAAGGATGACTTTCAGCTTGTGTAATAAGTGAGTTTACATCATTAACATCATGTTGCCAAATTACATCAGAAGAATCTAATGTCGGCGCATAGGCTACTGAATAGACTTTTGTTGTACCGCCTAAAATTGATGCTGATGTGAAGCGAGTGCCGTAAATCAATCTAACATCAGTTCCTGTGTCAGCTTTTAAATTTAATCCTAATGCTGTTGTAAATTGTTGGTCAAGATAATTACCTGCTTTTAAAACAACACTACCAATTCCTTTAGCTTTATATTTAGCTTCTTGAATTGTAGCCATTGGAAAATCATAAGTTCCATTATTAGTATCAGAACCTGTTGTAGATACATAAACTTCTTTAGAATATTCGTTAACATCTTCAACTTTTACAACTATATCATCCCAAGTAGACGCTCCTCTAATTGCTAATACAAGCTCCCCTCCTGATAAAGCAGGTGCGGTTGCAGCAGTAGTTATTTCAGTTGTGTTCCAAACACCATTTTTAGCAAATCTTAAAAAAGATTTTTGACCTCTTAAAAACATTTGAATTGAAATAGTATCACCTGTTGTAAAAGTTGCTTGTGTTCCTGCGCTAGCTGCTCCTACAAATGAACTTGAATTGTATTGAAGTAAAGCTGTTGCTCCTGTTGAGCCACGCCATTGCATACCTCCCCAACTTGCACCGTTTTTAATTCCGAATCCAAAGTAACCTGTCGCACCTGCTGTACACTTTGCAGTTACTGTTACTGAATATACATTGTTATCAATAATTTTACCTGTTGGTAAAAAGTTATCAACTGCTGTAACTATCTTAATACCTTTTGTAGTACCAACAGTCTTAGTCATTGTTGTAAAAGGAGTATATCCTGCAAAATCATCAAAACCATATTCAAAACCAGTTTTAATAACTTCAATACCGTTTGCTATTCTAGCAGTTTTAACATCTTGAACACCAACAATTGCTGCTAATTCATCTGTTAATTCATCTAAAGCTGCTTGAGTATTAGTAGATGAAATACTTCCATATGGAGTACTTCCAATATCTCTTGCGTCTAGTACTACTGTACCAGTTTGTCCATTTACTGACGCAACTGCACCTCCACCAGATATTGTAATATTACCTGCAACATCAGGTGAAACACCATTTACTGTTAATGGTAATATATAATTACCAATTGTAGGGTCTGGTAATACTAAGTTCACACCAGTTTTTGTTGCATTAGCATTTGACAAAGTTGTTGAAAATCCACTTATTTGATTACCAAAACTAATACCATTTTTACTTAAAAGTGTAACTAATCCAGAACTTAATTCTGCAACAGAAACACCATTAAAACCAACTTGAGTATAATCATTTCCAAATACAGCATTTAATCCATATTGAGTAATTGTATTACCGTCACCTCCATCAACACCTAATATTATTTGTCCAGTAGCACTTACATTATTAATAGATAATACACTATCTAAATCAATATCTATATTACCTACAATATCTGATAGTGTATTATTAACTGATATTGGTAAAGTATATTCTCCTTGAATAGTATTGGCAAAATTAAAAACTAATTCTTTATCAAAACCTGTTATATTTTTAGCAGATAATATTGTTTTTAAAATATCTGCATTATCTCTAAATAATAATCCTGAAAAATTTTCAGATAAAACAGAAGATTCATAATTAGAAGTAATTACTAAAGTCCTATCTTCAGAGCTTTCAGTATTAGTTAAAGTTATTTCATTAGGAGTAATTACAGATTGAAATTCTAGATTAGAGCTAATTAATTCTATATTTGCTTCGGAAGAAATATCTAATTTTATTCTAGTGTTTGTAATCTCAGAGTTTATATCTAATGAATATGACCTTAATATTGATTTATTTATTTCATCAATATCATTTAATACAATTGAACCTATCGCACTATTTCCAGTATCAAGAACACTTTGTAAATCTTGCAAACCAGTTGTTATGAAATTATTTAATAGTTGAAAATCTTCTTCAGTTGATTGTAAATCAGATAACCCATAAACACCTCCTTCACCAATAAATAAATAAGAAACTTCTACTCCATCAATTACAGCGTTGACAATTGTATATCCATCTTCTTGATTTTGTATTGTTATTGAAGGGTCTAATAAATTTACATATTCGTAAATTGATAAAATACCAATATCTCCAAAATCAATAATATCCGTAGAAGGAAAAGCAATAATGTCTTCTGTCGTTGGATTTGAAATTTCAACAAGTAACAAATCAAATGTTGTTAATGTTTGACCACCAACACCATAAAGACCTTTACCTTTATTTAGTACTTTATAAGTTACTGATGTAACAGGATAATCTTCATTTGGTTGAGTTATAGCAATAATCCATAATGATTGAAATTCATTTAATGAAAATTGAGGTAAATTATTTATAGTGCTTGGAATTACATCTCTTGATGCTAAATGAAAAGGAGGAATACTAATATATTTAATTATATCGATATTGTTTTGATTAAAAGAACCTCCTCCTATTTGTCCTAATGAATTATTTATATCTGCCATATTATATTGTTTCTATAAGATACTGAACTACAACCGTTGCTCCACCTTTTACTGTAAATTCAAAAGGTTCTTGATTAGTATTTGTTACTTCATGGTCTAATATAGAACCTGTAGGATATGTTACTCCGTTTCTTTCTATTGTTCCTGATATAATCATAACTGATATTGAATGATAAGAATTTATATCATAAACTACTTCTTCATCTGTTAATGGTTCGTAAATATCTTCAACAAGAGTATCATATGCTGGTCCACCATTACTACAAATATTAACAGCCAGAACTAATTCTACAAGTTTTATTAAATCTTCGTTATTTATTTTTTTACAATCTTGGAAAGCTATTAAAAGCTCATTTCCAACTTGTTGTATTTCATTACATTGTATTGCCATTATTTTTATATTTTAAAAACATCCACTATAACTAGCTTCAGTTTGAGTTGGTGTTTCAATTGCAGATAATGTTAAATCTACTAAATCAATTTCATCTGCATTTGTGCAAAGTATAAGAACAGTAAATGTTATTACGGTTAATACTTCTCCAGTTACTACAGTTAAGCCATCATCATTAAAAAATGCTTTTTTAGATGAAAATGTCATTGGTATAGAACAAGGTACTGTTACCCCATCTATAATATAAGAAGTAACTGTTCCTGACGAAGCAACAGTGTCTATAAATCTATCAGGTGTTGTCGAGTTTAATATTGTTGTAAAATCAATTATTCCTTCTAATGACATTTTAATATCTCCATCGTTAAACGCTTGCCAATCTATACAATATCCTGTAATACCTCCACTTTCACTATCTGAATGTTGTAACATTAATTTTTTAAATCTCCACATAATTAAGCTTTTAAATTCCCAACTAATTGATATACATTTGTTGCAACAACTTGTTCTAAGTAAGCATTGTAATGTTGACCTTTAATTTTCTTCATAGAAGAAGGTGAATTAATAACCGTTCCAGATTGAACAAATGTAACATCACCTGAACCTTGTTGAATAAATCCAATATTTATTTTAGATAATAATCCTGAAGGTACTGTAATATTAATTGGAGTAGCTCCATTATTAATAAGTATTGTATAATTATTATCTGCATCAGTTAATACATAACTTGCAGTAATAGTTTTTTGTAAATTATTAGAAGCATCAACTCCTGGTACACCTTGGTCACCTCTTGGAATAGTAAAATTAAATACTGCTGCAGAACTTGTACCTACATTAGTAATAATAACATTACTACCCGCTGCACCTGTTGTAACTGTACCTAAAGTTATTGTGGCGGCGGCACCATTTGAACCAGCGCTTCCGGCAGGACCTTGTGCTCCTTCACTACTTGATGGAAAGAAATTAAAACTTCTGAGTGAGTAATCTATACCAAATACAATTAAATTGTCAGGATATGTAAAATCTACAGCTAATAAACCATCAACAGGTTCTACATTTTTAACTTCACGCCATTCCCAACGAGTTTCTTCTTCAATACAATATACTATTAATCCTTGTATATATGTGAATGCTAAATTATCTCCAACACCTAAATATTTAAGTGTATCTTCATTTGCAGCATATGTTTTTACATCTAAAGGTATTTGAGTTTGAACTCTATAACCTTTTATTACGTTATTATAATCTTGAGCCATTATGCTAATTTTTTTATTTTAAAGTTAATATTACCATGACTAATGATATTTTTAGATACAAATAAAGTTGCTTTTATTACAGGTATTAATACAATAGTAAAAGCATCAGTAATATTATTGTTATCAAAATCTCGTATTTCAAAGTTTAAAGTTTCAGATTCCATTGCTAAAAAACAAATTCTACCAATATTACTGTATTCAATATCTTTACCTAATTCAAAATTAGTATATGTATCAGATAATTTATCTGTAAGGTATCCTGAATCATCTACTGCTATTTCAATAAAATCAAATGAAGAATTATAATCCAATTCTTGCCAATAAAAGATTTTATCTGATTTAGAATATGTATTACAATCATTTGATTCAGCTTGAATAAATACAGGTTGTTTTGTAAATTTATATTTTTTATAAGGAGTTATTGGACAAATATATTTAGAATCAAAACTGAGTTTATTATATAATGTAATTAAACAACTTCTTTGTTTATCACTTAATGATATATTACAACCTTCTAATAAATGATAAATTACATCTAAGTAATATATATCCATTGGATAAAGCTGTCCATACATTTTAGCTTCTCTATAAATTTTATCTAATGAACCTATTACAGTAGAAATATGACTTTTTTCATTTATTGATAACATATTAATATTGTTTAAATTTACTACAAGAACTACATTCTACAGGTTTACAATTTGTACAATTTTTAATTGAACAAAGTTTTTTTAGTTTATTTACCATATCAACAGCTTGTAAATAATATCCTACTTCTAAAGCATTTTCTACCATTTGTATTAACAAACTTATAGTAATAACTTCAGGTTTAGCATTTACACTATTACAAGATTTACATTCATTATTTTTATCATTACCTTCAAAAAAATAATTTAAAATGCATTGATAATATGGTAATAGATTATAAGTAATACCTAACGCTGGTGTTTGACATGAACTACATTCTTCATCAGTAGGTTCATCACTTTCAATTTCAATAAAGTATATATCGTTAAAGCTTGAAATATTTAATTCAGCAGCAGTTACTAATATTACTTCTTTATTATTTATATTTTGTAATTTATATGTAAGATTTTTTGCTTTAGAATAATCTTTAAAATCATCCATCTGCCATAACAATATTGAAGTTATTTCATATGTTAAACCTGTTTCAACATCAATTGCAATTTGTTCACCGTTATTAACTATTTCAAAATTATTTATTTTAATTGCCATATATATTGCATAAAAAAAGAGGCGAAGAGTAAATTTTACTCGACTCCTCTTTTAGGTTAGTTGATTTTATTATTATTATACTACTGGTAAGTTAGCAGGAACTGTTACAAATGTACTAGCAGCAGTTCTAATATCAGTAAGTACTGAATTAGTAACAGCATTATTAGCAAGTGTATCAGATGCTTTTTCAACAGCAATTGTAAGTACTTTATATTGTCTTTCAATAATAGTTTCAGTACGTGGTGCGTAGTAAATTACTTGAATTACATTATAAATACCAGCAGCACTAGCGTAGTAAGGTGTTTTACCACCGAAATCAGCAGGATAACCTACCAACCTACTTGCATCATATTTATAACCTTTTACAAACCATTCGTAATTTGTAGCCCATTTTCCTGTACCATTACCTGGTTTAGGAGCAACAGTTTGAGTAGTTGTTAACACACCAAGATTTCCACCTTGTCCATTAGTAGGAACGTTGTTAAATACTTTACCTGTTACAGTAGCTAATAGTTTACGACCACTATCTTTACCTGGGTTGTTTGGTTGAATAACTTCAGTTACCAAAATACCTGTACCATCAGCAGTAGCAACAAATTCACCACCACCTCTACGTGCAAGATTTTTATTCAATGATGCAAGTACACCATTACGAATAACTGTTGCAGTTTCAACTGTTTCACCAGTTACATAATAACCTTGAATAATTTCAAAGTTTTCAGGAGAAAGACCGTCTTGCAATCTAATTTCTACTTCATACGTACGTTGAGCAGCAGCTACACCACCTGTGGCAAAACCATCAACTTTATACGCACCAGCTACTTCAGCTTCATAAGCTTTAACTGTAATTTTGTCAATATAGCGAGGGTCTACCTTGTCAGAGAATTCAAAACCTCCTTCAGCAGCACCAGCTTTTTGAAGTACGTAAAAAGGTTTCCCTGCTGCTACGTTGCTACCATCTTTCGATAGTACCTTTAATTCTTTGTCGGAGGCAGTTGCAATAAATGTAGCTACAGTTGTTTCAGTTGCTACAGCATTACCCACCATTAGTTCTCCTACTTGTCTAGGTCCAAACATAATTTTTTAGTTTTTAATTTATAATAATTGTTTTTATTCATTTCTAGCATCTAATTGAACTTTGCCTGGGACTTTCTCAGGTTTATAATCATTCAATGCTATTTCAATAGCTCTATCTAATATTTCTCTATGGATAGATTCATTTAATTCACATGTTGATGGAGTAACTTGCCCATCGATAGATAATGTTTCTGAAGGATATGTTGTTGATAAATCAGCAAGTATAATTGGTTTAGGATATTTAATATATCTCATTTGATATTTAAAATTAGAATGTGTAGTAATTATTTCAACTACTTTTTGGTTTCCTAATTTTGAAATATCAATTCTCCATGCTGTATCTTTATCAGGTAATTGAAAAGGGTTTTTTATTTGAACATTATACTCATCATGAGTAACAGGTTCTACATCCACACTTTTACCATTATCACAATCTTCAGAAATAATATTAAGTTTTTCTAATACTATTAAAAAAGTATCATTAGGAATTGGTATAAATTTAGAATTTAAATTTAAACCAATATTTGTAGGCACAGTTAATGTACTTGAATATGATTTAACAATTTCTCCTAAATCCCTTCTACGTTTTTCAGTAGCTTCAAATCCTTTTTGTTTACGATTGCTTATAGCATCGTAATAATTTTTAATAATTTCTAATTGAGCTTTTGTTAAATAAACTGATTTTTCAAAGACATCTAAATCTGGATTTGATTGTCCAGCAATATTATTATAGTGGATGTCAAATTCATCATTGAATTCTTTTATTGTCATATATTATTTTTTAGCTTTATTAATTTTAGCTTCGATAATTGTGCGAGCTTCTTGATTTTTTGGATTATCTAAATAGTTTACTGCATTATCAAATGTAGCAATCTCTCCTGCATTACATAAATCTAAACCATCAACAGTTGCATACTTATTACTATTTTTAACAATTACTCCAGCATCTAATGCTTGATTAATTAATAATCTAGTATAAAATGCTTTATCATTAATTGCATTAACAAATACTGTTGGCATTGTATCAATAATTTCTTCAACTTTATGTTGAATCCAATCAAGAGATGAATCTTTAGATATAGGCTTATTTTGTATTAACTTGAGAATACCAATAAGTTTATCTTTATCATCCATTACTTTACCATACAACATAAATGCTTGACGTTTCGAGTCATATTTATGTTTAGTTTCAAGCATCTCTTCGTTTTCACGAGCAATTGCAAATTGATAAGTTTGATTTTTATTACGGTCTGCCCATGTAAGAGCAATATCTTCTTTAGATAAAGTTTCTAATAGTTTAATAGCAAGATAATCCATTGGATTACTTAAATCAAATCTATTATTTGCATCTTCTTTATGAAGTGTAACTCTAAAGTCTCTCCAGAAATCTCCATATACTGAAAGATTTAATCCTGTTTTAGCTTCGAGAAATTCTTTTTCTTCTTGAGTTAATGCATTTTTTAATGAACCATTTTTTTGTAATGGTAATGCAAATTTTCTAACTGAGTTAGATAACATACCACCTGAGATAACGTGTTTAGAATCTACATTAGCTGCCATTCCTTTTTTTCTAGGAATGTATTTAACCATTACGATTTCATTAGGTAACTGAAAAGTCCCTGTATAATTTTTTGTTTCCATTCTTCTCTAATTTTATTTCTTCTTCCGAAAGATTTTATTAAATAAGGTAAAAGCCCAGTTCATCACTGGGCGATTACAATATTATTTATTCTTAGTCTATAATTGCAGGTTTCAAAGTTGCAGTTCTTGAAGGGTCTTTAACAAATGCACCTACACCTTCTACAAGGCAAGTCATTGTTGCAGAATCTTCCATTGTTTGCATCTCTCCACCTCTACGTCCTGTATAAGGGTTACGAATACCACCTTGATATCCACGTAGTTCATCAGAACCTTTTACTTTAACTTTCTGAATATTTGGCTCTTCCATTGAACCGATATACAAGATATCATATCTGTAAGACTCAGCAACACCACCATCAGGGTGAAGTACTTTGTTACGAACTTTATCATCATACATTGGGTCAACTTCCAACATTACATGAATGTTGTTAGGAGCACGATATTCAGTAAATTGAGCACCAAAGCTAAATGCATTGTCATGGAATTTAGATGATACTTGTTTGATAATGTTTTGGTTAGTATTATCAAATCCTAATGCACCCCATCCAGAAGCGATTTCTTGTACTGCACGATTAAATTGTGCTGCACCTCTTTCACCTGTACGAAGCATGAATTTTCTTTCACCAAAATCAAGTTTACCTTCTGAAAGTTCAGAAAGCATATCCTCAAGCAATCTAATAGAGAATCTATTATAAGTGATTGTATTAGACACTTCCATTTGTTCACGAATACCAGAACCAGCTTTAATTTCGATATTAGAATTACCTTTGTTCAAGTAACGTCCATTTTCATCACGGTTGGTTTTACCAAACATAATTGTACGTGACTTAATACGAGATAATGCTTTCTCAAATTGCCAGTAAACTTCTTGCATCCAAGTTGTAGAACTATGAACTTTTCCAGTGTTTGGGTCACGTGTTTCAATACCTGTCCAGTAAACTGGTTGTACTTTAACATCAATCATTGCACCAGAAACTTTATGTTCCATACGAATCGAAGTAACTGAGTTTCTCATTAAATAAGGTGATGTAAATTGAATACCAGCACCTTGAATAGATAACTCGTCTTCAACAGGAGCACCCTCGATAGAGAATCGATTAGTTGGTAAAAGTTCATCTCCAGGAATACCTGCTAATGATTCTTGACCACCCCACACTTCACATGTATAAACATAATTTTGTCCTTCTTCATATGGCTCTTCCAAGATACGCATTTGATATACATCAGGTCTATGACCAGCAATCAAGTGCATTTTAGTAAACCATTTTTCTCCAAAGACTAGTTCAAATGTAGCACGTGCAATACCTACACCTACAGTGTTTGTATCAACAACTACTCCGTTAA